TACAGTTACCAGTGTAGGAAGTGGTTACGGATTACTTGGTGGGCCGATAACAACAACAGGCACTCTACGCGTTGATACTTCCACAGTTTACGACTTTGTAAGAGATAGCATTGTGGCAGTTGAAATAGGAGGAGATACAATAAAAATAATTAAACAGGAATACGAAAATGTTACAAGTGACACATTAACATTTACTATTCTCCCTAAATTCCCTATTCAGCTAAGACAGTTTATTCTGCTCTTCCGCAACGGGCAGTTATTACTTAATGACCAGTTTTCCGTTATTGACACAAACAAAGTTAAAATAGCAGCCACATCTTACAAAGTAGGCGAAAACTATACTTTAGTCACAGTAAGCGGCATCGGCTCTGTTTCCTCTGGGCAAGGTAATCCAATCTATCCAGAGGCAGGCATAGCTTTATCAACAGGCACAACATGGACAACATCAATTACAAATAATTCAAGTAATTGGAATACGGCATATACAGATAGGCTTAAATGGGATGGAGGTAGCACAGGTTTAGTAGCAGCTACAGGGAGAACAAGTTTAGGAGGTACAACGGTAGGGCAGTCAATGTTTACTTTGACCAATCCTTCTGCTATTACCTTCCCACAGTTTAATGCTGATAACTCTGTTTCTGCTTTATCAGCTGCTAATTTTCGCACTGCCATTGGAGGCGGCACGGTTACAAGTGTAACAGCATCCGGAACAAGTGGAAATCCATTATCTATTACAAATACAACTACTACTCCAGTCATTGAATTATTAAGCGCTACAACGGCAAGAAATGGATATTTAACATCAACTGATTGGACTACATTTAATAATAAATTTGCTTTTTCTGATACAACCTCTTTAAATTTAACATCCAGATTTTCGACTAAACAAGATAATATAACACTTACTACAACAGGCACAAGCGGAGCTGCAACATTGGTAGGTGCGACATTAAATATACCACAATATAGCGGTGGAGGTGGAGGTAGTGGCACAGTTACAAGTGTAGGTTTAACTGCACCATCTATTTTTACTGTTAGCGGCTCACCTGTTACAACAAGCGGCACTTTGGCATTGACATATAGTGGTAACGCTTTACCTTTGGCAAATGGCGGTACAGGTGCCACAGACGCAGCAAATGCAAGAATAAGTTTAGGAGGCACAACAAGTGGTATTTCATTGTTTACTTTGACAAATAGTGTATCTGATAAATTTATAAAAGTTAATAGTAATAATACAATTACTATGCTAAGTGCAGCCGATACAAGAACAACGATAGGCGCAGGCACAGGCAGTGTTACCAGTGTAGCAATGAGTGTACCTACTTTCTTATCTGTATCTGGCAGCCCTGTAACATCAAGCGGCACATTGGCTGTATCATTAAGCGGTGTGCCTTTGCCTGTTTTAAACGGTGGCACAGGAGGAGCAAATGAGACAGATGCAAGGAATGAATTAGGCGCAGCCTGTAAATCATGTACGGAGACATTGACAGGTACAAAAACTTTTAGTAGTGATATTATTGTCAATGGTATAAATATTGGTAAAGGCGCATCTTCAATAGCTACTAATACACGAGTAGGTATAGGTGCTTTATCGAGTATAACTACAGGAGTAAATAATACGGCTATTGGAAATGGTTCAGGCGATCTTATTACAACAGGTGAAAGCAATACATTTTTAGGTTCTGATGCTGGTTTTAATATAACTACAGGAAGTTATAATACTGTTATAGGGCATAATAGTAGACCATCTGCAAATAATAGCACATTACAATTAATTGTTGGACATAATTTACTTGGAAAAGGAAATTCAACTGCTTACATAGGTGGGGCAAGTGGTGCTTATAATGAAAAAAATGTTACAACATGGGAAACTACATCTGATATAAGATTAAAAAAGAATATTGAATTTTACTACGAAGGATTAAATAAAATTAATCAAATTGAAGTTAAAAATTATGAATATAAAACTAAAGAAGAAGTTATTGATTCATTAAAATTATCTGTAATTGAAAGAAAAGGAATACAAATTGGTGTTATTGCACAAGAATATCAAAAAATATTTCCAGAATCTGTATCTACTAATAGCACAGGTATTTTATCTATAAATACAGATAATTTAATTTGGCATTTAGTAAATTCAGTTAAAGAATTATCAAATGAATTAAATAATTTAAAACTTGAAATTCTAAATCTTAAAAAAGAAAAATAATGAAACAACTCCTTTCCCTCTTCCTCTTCCTTTTGCCTTGCCTTGCATGGGCACAGTATCCAAGCAATGGCAATCAAAAGATTACGCTTGGAGAACAGACCACTGCCGATGGGCTTATTTATCGGGGTGTGGCTTCAACTGATACAGTACGAAAGCCAAGTATTGATACAATGGCTTACATGGTTCTTGATACTACTACAAATATAATATGGCATTATAAAAAGGCAACAAGCAACGCGTGGTTGCGTTTAAATTTATTACCGAGCGACACGGCATCTATTGCATATGTAAATACCTATGGAACGCAAACGGTAAATGGGGCAAAGACATTTACAGACACTATGAGAATAGAAGATGCAATAAAGGTAGGTGCAAATAATGCTTATGTTTATTCAGCTGGAACAGGCAATTATTATTTTGTAAAAAATTATAAAAATCAATCTGGCAATCATTTTATTATAATCGGAGATGGTACAATGTCAAATGCAACTACTGTATCAAATCCTACATCATCAAGGGTTGGAGGTGTTGCTATTGGGTATAATGTAATGAAAAATTTGTCTCAATCAGCAAGTACAAATAATGGAGTTTATAACTCTGGCGTTGGCTATGGTGCTTTAGAATCTGTAACAACAGGTAATTTTAACACGGCATTTGGACATTTAGCATTAAATAAATTAACAACAGGTGGGTCAAATGCTGCACTTGGAACATCAACTCTTGAAAATGCAACAACTACAAGTTCAACTTTAGGAATAGGTGATGGCGCATTAAGATTTTTAACAAGCGGTTCTGATAATGTAGCAATTGGAAGTAATTCTGGAACATTTGATAAAAATGATAATCAGTTAAATACAATAAACCAAAGTGTTTTAATAGGCAGATTAACCAACCCAACAGCATCATCGACTAATGAAATAGTAATAGGTTATGGAGCAAAAGGTCAAGGTTCAAATAGTATAATGCTTGGCAACTCCTCTATTGATGCTACAAATGGCTTATATTGTTATGACACAGGCATTGCATCCCCTTCAGATGCAAGAGATAAAACTAATATTGAAAATTTAAACACTGGCTTAGAATTAATTTTAGCTTTAAGACCTGTTAAATTTACTTGGAATATGAGGGATTATGGTAATGTGGGAAATAAAGACATTGGTTTTATTGCGCAAGAAGTTGATAGTGTGCAAAATATTGTTGGTGAAGCAGATAACATAAAATTAGTAAATACTAATAATGATGACAAATATTGGATGCAAAGAGATAATTTAATACCTATTTTGGTAAAAGCAATTCAGCAGCAACAAAGCCAAATAGAACTTTTAAAACAAAGAATATTAAACCTTGAAAACAAATAAAATGAAATACCTATTTTTTATTTTTATTCCTATTTTTTCCTTCGCGCAAGAAATTAAAAGCGATACAATGTATTTGCAAAAAGATGGAAAAAATTATTTTATTGTAACCGAAATTTTGTACGTAGATTCAACGCGAAGTATTACTAAAAATCTTTATGGAGATAGCTTACAAAGTATTGAAAGACTTATTTACAACTCTGAAAAAATAAGTAACAAATACGCTGAAGTTGCTTATCCTTTTATTACTATTGGAAAAGCAAATAAAGATTTAAGGTTCTACAATGATTTGCACCAACAAATAAGCGGTAAGCCTGTCTATTTTACAACGGCACAAAGAGACACGGCAAAGTTTGTCGGAGATTGGAAGTTAAATTTTAACGGTGAAATTATTGATGGTAAGATTGAGTTAAACAACAACAAGCGTTTAATCTTCAATCCTGATAATGGAAAGGTTTATTCTATTTCAACCAACTTGCTTTTATCCACATTTACCAATCAAGTTTCATTTGCTTTTAATGGCATCAAATACGACTTGTACAAATATGCTGATGGCAAGTTTGCAACGGTGGATGGAGACGTGAGGTTAATAAAACTTGAATAATGAAAGCAGTTATCTACAACATTTTTAAACTTGGTTACGATGGCATTGCTTATTCCATTTGTTGCGGAGTTATATTCTCGTTTTTCCTACCCATCAAACATTTCTTGATTTTTACAATCTTTGTAGTTTTTGCAGACACAGTCACGGGAATCATGGCGGCAAGGAAAAGGGGAGAGCCCATAACAAGCAAAGGGCTTTATCGCACATCGCAAAAGGTGGTTGTTTACTTTGTTGGCATTATGATTTTTGAAGGTGCAAAAATTACTTTTAGTTTACCTGTAAACATTACTTACATGGTAGCCTTTACCATCGCCACAACGGAGCTTTATAGTATTTCAGAAAATATAAAGTCAATGACTGGAGTAAATATTGGAACGCTAATTCTTAGATTTTTCAGACGTTAAAACAATGGAGAAAATAATAACGCATTCAATGATTTTAGAAACTTTAAAAAAACATAATATGCAGACTAATTTAAAAGATGCCCTTAAAAATGCAGATGGAATAAAGTCACCAATGGGCGATGTGGCTTGTTACTCAATGAACTTTGCGGAGTTAGCCTCGGAGATAAATGTTCATCTTGAAGGTAATAAGGTAAAATTCACATGGCGCGAATACATCCAACTTGCTCAAATCATTTGGGATAAAATCAAGGAGACAAGCCGCGAATGTGCTGGTAAAGAGATAGAAGTGAAATTACCAAGTCGATTAGGTTTGATATCCGCTGCTTTTTCGCTTATCGGGTTTAAATTATAGGCGCAGAGAAGTCGCTACCTTATGCGTTTACAGGGCGGTGTATTGATTTACATCGCCCTTAAAAATATAAAACATGGAAAAGAACAGATTTACTATTTTTTTAGATGCCGGTCATGGTGGATTGGGTAAGAAATTTGACATACCGCATAGGTATACAACTTACCCAAGTAAATGCTTTCAGCATACATCTCACCAACTATTCCATGGTTATGGGTGGTTTTTTGAGGGTGTATTTAATAGAGATATTGTAGATTTATTAGATGCAATGTTAAAGGCAGAAGGTTTTAATACATTAAAACTTTATCACGAAATTGATGATACACCTTTAAAACTGCGATCAAGCAAAGCTAATTCGTTTAAGGATTATGATGCTGCAATACTTGTTTCGGTTCATGGCAATGCAGGACCTAAAAGTGCAAATGGTTGGGAAGTCTTTACAAGTCCAGGTCAAACACAAGCAGATACTTTAGCCACATTAATGTATGATGAGGTAAAAAATACTAACTTGTTTAGAATGCGACCAGACATTACTGATGGTGATGTTGACAAAGAAGCTAAATTCCACATGGTTTGTAATGTAAAAGTTCCTGCCGTATTAACCGAGAATGGTTTCTTTACGGACAGGAACGATGCAATGAAAATGTTTAATAAGGAAAGTCAACATAAAATTGCCAATGCTCACTTTAATGCAATTAAAAAGTATTTTAGTATCCTATCCTTTTAATCATATCTATTGCTTTACCTTCCATGCTTGGTTCAAGTTTTTTGCTAATTATTGCTTTTGCCAATATAGATGCAATTCTTTTAGATTCCATATTTTTATATGGTTCACCTAAATTTGAACCCATCGGCTTACTGTAAAATGTTACAAGAGCATTAAAAGATGGAACTTGTAGATTAAAATTAACAGGCTTATCTGTCATGATAGCCAACTTTAAATAATCTGTTTTTTTAGTCTTCATATTGATTTTGGTTTAAATTTAAAAACAAGGGTAAATGCGTCAATCATATCCTGGGTTATTTTGATTGCAGGAATGTCCGTAATATAATTTTCTCCTTTAAGAACTGCTAACATATATTGCTTATTCCATTTTGCACCTTTTTGCAAAGGACTAACGCAAATATGTTTGTAGTTATTTACCTCAATCCATTGTTTTGTAATGGTTGATGCTGCTTGGTTCATGCCAACTCTTCTTGAAATTGAACTCTGAACATTGTGATTATAGCCTTTTATAAAAGTAATGTTTTGCATAGATGAGTCCTCAATAATAAAGTAGTAGTCTTGATTTGTATCAATGTTCATTATGTAGTTTAAAAAGTCAACAAACTGTTTAAATTTCATAAACTCTAATTTTTTCGTCATTGTATCTAATATACAAATCGCTTGACCATTTTCCCTTATTGCAGGATCTACACCAATTACCTTCATGATATTGCTTTGTTTAATTCTATTGTTTGTTTGTTCTCCTTTGGTTTCCTGGGTGTTCTTCTTCTTGTTTTTTTTTGGTTGTTTATTCCGTAAGCTTCAACACCTTTGTCTACAAAGTTTATTTCCAAAAGATAACCAAAAACTACAATTGTACCAACAAAAAGAAACATGGTTATAAACTCACCGCCTTCGTATTGTTCTTGTAAACCAAAAAAGATTTCTACTAAAGCCACTATAGTTGCTCCTAACGCTATCTTAGGTGGATAAGTGCTTCTACCTTTGGTTGGATTAAGAAAGTCCATAAAAACGACTGCAAATCGCCCTAATTGAAGAATTGAAGCAGCAATGATAGCTAACCAAAATTCCATTGGTAAAAATATAGCCGTAAGATAGGCATTAATGCCGTAGGTTAAGACAATTGTAAGAAGCATGATAGTCGGAATATTGTCCGATATGCTTTCAAATGTCCATTTAAATTGGGTGTTTGTAAAGTTTTTTTCCATTGGTTCAAATTTAAAATTCATTGTAATTTTGTTTTAAAGGAAAGTTATCCTTTTTAATTTGCCAGTACTCGGCCATTAATGTCGCTCTAAACTTATAATCTCTATCGGTGTGATAACCAGACTTGTAAACACATTTGCAAATTGATTCATAAAGTTTAATTCCTTTCATTTTGTAATTTGCCTTTTTACAGGCTGCATATCTTCCGGAATTAAGAACACCAGCCCAAAGGTTCATACCTTCTTCCGTTGTTTCGGCTTTCATAAACTTTGCCCTTATATACTTGTCTCTACCTCTTATTACCTCTCGTGTTTTATATGTTACTGATTGTTGACCCTTTAAAGCCTTTACACCACCAGCGTTTGCGTGTTTTCTCCAAAGGTCTGTTTCAATACCTTGACTTGTAGCTTCAATAATAAAAAAAGAATAAATCATGCTTACTGGGAAATCAGTTAAAAGGTGAACATTCATTAGCATACTTTCATAGCAATACGCAAGGTAAATACGTCTTAACTTTGCCCTGTCAACCTTTGCAAGGTTACGAAAACCGCGTCCTTCCAGCGTTTGTCTTAATTGTAATCCGGATAACTTGCGCACCTCATAACCATAAGAGCGTGATCCGTATGCACTTTCATCTATTTCCTTCTTTTCCTCTTTGCCCTGGATGGTAAGTGAGGTAATTTTGTGAACGTAAACGGTATCTCGTTTAATAATAGGAACAAAAGATGTATAGTTGTAATTTGTGTTTATTGGGGAATAAATCAACCCAACAATAAAGGCAGCGCAAATTCCCATAGCAATTTGATAGGGAAGTCTTTTATTTTGCGCTACATA